CTTGATCTTGGCGGATTGCGCCGCGGTGGGCGGCTGCGTCTGCACGGTGCCGTCGTTAACGGCATCGGCGGCGCTGGGCGTCTTCGCCGTGCCGTAGGTGGCCGTTACGGTGGTGCGGATCTCCATGATGTCCAGATTGGCGACAATCAGCGCCGCGCCCGACCGCGCCGAGCGGTCATACGATACCCGGCTTATGTTGCCCTTCAGATAGGTGTGCTCTGGCGTAACCGTGCTGATCAAGGTGAGGCTTTGGCCCAGCGCATCGATCGCGTTCACGAAGTCGGCGCGTTCCGCCTCGGTGCCCCCCTTGGTGAGCGCTACGCGTAGCTCATAGGGCCGCGTGACCTTGTTGTATGACTCGAAACCGCCTTGCTCGAGGGGATAATCCGCGATGCGCCAGTCTCGCCCGTATTCGACCGAAACGAAGCTGTCGGGTTTGATCAGCTGGGCGCCACCCGTGTCGTCGTATAGCCCCCAGGGCGGCCCACCCGTGGCCGTCGACACCGACGCGTCATCTCGGCGCAGCGGCGTGGGCTCGGGCGTCTGGACGGCGCTCGTATCGCGCGCCACCGGCGGCACGCCCGGGGCCTGGGGCACGTCTGGAAAGGCGGGCACGGGGGTGTTGGGCAGCGCCATTAACCGCTCAGCCCCGTGTTGGCCTGCACCGACACCTCTTTTTTGAAGTCCTTGGCGATGCCCTTGGCGTCGGTGGCCTTGGTGTGGATGGTTACCGTGCCGATGGTCACGGTGGGGGTTTTATGTCCCCCGGCGATTCCCAGATAGTGGGTGCCGCGTTTCAGGTCGCCAGCCGTCTCGTCACCCTTGCGCGGCCGCATGAAGTTGCGCACGTAGGCGTCCATCGCCGCGGCCGAGGACTTGGACCCGAGCACCGACGCGCCGCCCGCGTCGCCGCCATGCAGTTCCCAGTTCAAAAACTCAAGCTGTTGCGGCAACGTCGGGTGCGGGCCGTATTTGGCGAACAATCGATCACGCCGCGGGCCCAGCCACTGGCCGATACCATAGGCGCCGATGGAATTAGCGCCGTCGACCTTGCCGCCTTCAGCATAGACGCCGGCCGCCGCCCCGCGCGCCGCCGCCGCCGAGCTCCCGTGCTTAAGAAGGTAAGCCTCAGTTTGGCCGGCATTAAATCGGCGGTCCTCATCCTTGGCCATGCCGCCGCCATAGGCCCACGCCGCAACGCCGGTGCCGATGGCGATAAACGGCGCTTCGGCGAGGGCCACCGCGCCCGTCCCCAGCGCCCCTAGAACACCGCCCCCGCCGCCTGTCGCCGCCGCTGTGGCCCCTTCGACCGCCGCGGCCTTCCCACCGATGCCCAGGAGGCGCAGCACCCACGCGGCCGCCTTCAGTGAGCCGAAGATGGACAGAGCGCCGCCGATGGCCAAAATAGCCTTGGTGACTTGCGGTTCTTTCTCAACGAACCCGTCGATACCGTCGAAAAACGACGTCATGGCCGGTGCGGCGCTGTAAAGCATGGCCTGGGCATCGCCGACGATGGCCTGACGCAGCTTGAAGAACGCGCCCTGCAGCTTGGTGACCTTGGCGATATCCTCGTCTGTCGGCACGCCCAGGCGATAGGACTCGGCCAGGCCCGCCTTGACCGCGCCGCCGCCCTGCATCGCCTTGTTGATAGACCCCTCGTCCAGCCCGAGTTGCTGACCCTCATAGTTGACCAGCTTGGCGTCTTTACCCTGCGCCCAGGTGGCGAATTTCTGGTAAACCTGCAGGGCGGTGTCATTACGGCCGCCACCGATCTTGTTAAGCGCCGGGAGCATGGCGGTCTGACCCGTGACCCTGAATTGCTCCATGGCTTGGGCGAGATTTTGGATTGAGGCGGTCGCGGCGTCGGCGCTGCCGCCGTTGCGCACGATCATGTTGCGGAAAGCCGCCAGGTCGCTGACCTTGACGCCGGCCGCCGTCGCCGCGCGGCCCATGGCCGACAGGCTGGTCACGGTGTCGGCGGTGAACTTGGCCAGGCCGCCGGTGCCGACGATCGCCGCGAACGCGCCCAGCGCCTCTTTCTGGATTTTGGTGAAGAATTGCGCGGCCTGCTTGCCCGACGCTTCGAGCTCGGTTGCGGCCTTTTTCGCCTCGTCTTTGGTGCCCTTGAACTGCTTGCGTGCTGCCTCGCTGCCCTTGTTAAAGGCCGTCGGGTCCAGGCCCAACGAGACGACAAAAGAGTCAATGACGGTCGGCATATTCCCGTTCGATTCGGCGGTTTGCGGCGTCTATAATCAGTATGTCATAGAGCACGTGAAGGTCTTCCAAACCATAGACCGTCTGAAGCTCGTTCAGCGTGGCGAGGCGCGCCGAGACGACGGCGCCGATTTTTGCCGAGACGTTGACGTATTCAAGGAAGCTTGGGCCGCCAATTCCTTGTTCAGCGCCACCGCTGCTTGCAGAACGGTGGCCGGCGAAAAACCCAGGTGTAGCGCAAGGGTCTCGTCGCGCAGCCTGATGCGCGTCTGAACCTCCTCGATATCGTTTTCGACCAGCGGCCGGCCAAGGGGCATGGCGTCAACGATCACGGTGACGCAGCCCATCATTTCCGCCAGGAGCGGCGCAACGTCGGCGTAATTGGCCTTGAACAGGCCGTGCAGCCCCGTGGCGATCATAGCCGGCAAACCCGCCTCGGCGACGTTCTCGGGGATATCCAGGCCGCCCCGGGTCATCGCCTGGACGGCGCGCAGACCCCACGCCTCTTGCTGCGTGGCGGGCATTTCGGTGATGCGGAACACCTTGCCCTTGTCGCGGCCCTCGGTGTCGATAGTAACGTCGGCGGTCTTACGCATTGGCCGACGTGATCGACTGCCACGTGATCGCCCAGGGCCGGGCCTGCAACACCTTCTGGGCGTTGGGGATGGCCATGGTGCTGGACAGCACGCCGCGCGTCAGGGTGTAAACCTTGCCGGTCGACGGGATCAGGATTGTGGCGCCCGCAAAGAGCGTTTCGCGCAACGAGGTGAGCGCCTGGGCCCAGTTCTCAAAGATATCCGACGAGGGGCTGTCGGGCATCAGCGTGATGGTTTGCGGCGTGATGGTGGGCAACCAGCCGGCCGACATGATGCCATCAACGCCCAGCACCGTTTCGACTGGCGTAACCGCTTCGGTCTCGAAAGCCCGGTCTGCCGCGAAGCCTTGGAGAACTTGCGGCGTGTCGTATAGCCCCGCGACGGTGAGGGCATATACGGCGTTCGCCGCGGTGATCGTGCGCGCCATGGTCTAGGCCCCCTATTGAATGACGAGACTGGCGAGGGTCAGTTTTTGCACCGACTCGCCATCCGTGTACCAAAATGTCATGGGCGGGCTGTTGCGCGCCGCGCGCACCGTCGGGTTGGCGTCCGCCACCTGCAGATACCAACCGCGTTGGCTGATGGTGGTGGCGACGTCTAGCCCCGCCTGAGCGTTGATCTCGGCGATTTGCAGCGCCGAGAGGGTCACGCTGGGCCGGATCGAGCCGAAATTGAGCGCCTGATTGATGGGATCCGCGAAGGCCGCCGCGATCAGGGCGTAACCCTGGGCGTTGTATGGAATCGACTTCACCTGGGTGAGCAATTCCATGCCGGCCAGCTGGAAAGCGTTGTTCAGCTGAATCTGGTTAACGTAGGTGTCCAGCCAGTTGAACTGGCCCGACACGCCCCCGTCATAGAGGAAAATGAAGCGGTCGTTGGCCGTGGCGTAGGCCCCATAGAAGTTGTAGCCGTTCAGCAACAGCTGGTTGGCGATGACGAGGCTCGTCACGTCGGCGGTGAGGCCGCTTTGCGCCCGGAACGCCGCGGTCGTGCGGCCGTTCAGTTGCGTGAAGTCCAGCGACGCCGGATAGGCCAGGACGAAAGCCGCCTTGGTCGCGTCAGGTTCATAGATCATGCACGTGCCCGAGTAGTTGGCGGCCTGAATGGCGAACCCGGCGCTGGCGGTGTTGTTGGCCGTGGTCACCGTCACGTCGGTGTCCCACATGACGTAGAGATATCGGTTGTCTTGGTTATTGGTCCAGAGCGCAAAGGCGATCTTGTCGGCCGTGACGGGCTCAAAGACCGTTGCGAAGCTGGCGAAGTCCTGGGTTTGGGCAACGATGGCGTCCATCGCCGTGCCCGGGACGCCGGCCGCCGCGCCTTGCGAGGTGACCGCGCCGGTGGCGGCGGTGAGTTTGAGGCCGGTTGAAATGGTGCCGGTCGCAAAGCCGATGGTGGCCACCGCGCCGGGCGTGCCGCCGGTGATGACAAAGGCGCCCGAGACGCTATCGAAGGTGACGAGCGTCGGGCCGCCGCTGATGGTGGTGCTGGCGGCGGTTTGCGACGGAGTGACGGTGTAGGTGCCCGCGCCGCCGGTGCCGGTGCCCAGGGCGGTAATCTTGGTGCCGGCGGTGACGCCGGAACCGCTGAGCACCTGGCCCACGGCATATGCGCCGACAGGCGACCCCGTGACCGTCATCTGCGTGGTGGTGATCGAAGCGGTGCCCACGGCGTCGAACGACGCCAGGGCGGTCTGAATGAGGGTAGCGGCGTTGCTGAAGGACGTAGCGCCCGACAGGTTGATGGCGCCCGAGGTGTGCACGACGCCGTTAATCGTGATGATCACGGTGCCGGTCAGCGCCTGCAGCTGGGCGAGCGTCAGGCCGGTGAGTGAGCCACCGCGCAGGTAGGCGGGCACGGCGACGGCGGGATACTGGGCGAACAGCAGGGCGGCGGGCTTGACGTTGGAGTTGTCAAAGCCGTTGAAATAGATGGCCGCAAGTTGCGCTTCGGTTGACCCGGCGCCGAAGTAGGCGGACACCGCAGCGGCCGACGGGAGAGAAAGGGCCGCGCCGATGGGCGGCTGCGTGCTGTTGGTGAGGAGGAGGCCCGAAAGGTCAAGCGCTGTCCCGCCGGCCGCGATGACCCCGGGGTTAACGTTGACGATCGCCGACGCTGGAATGCTCGCCATGTTTTAGGCCCCCGGAGGATAGGTGGTGTCCACCTCAACCAAATCAACGGTCAAGGTATCCGCAAACTGTTGTGGTGTCGAGACGATAGGGTTGGCCTGTAATACGGCTTGGATAACCCATCGGTCTTCGTATTGCTGCTCGCCGTTGATAAACGGCATTTGGTGGCCATCGTCGGCATAGAGCGGCTGAATCTCCTTGCCCGACGCGGCAAAAAACGTCGTCGCGTAGTCGCTACGAAACGTTGTCGTGATGATCTGGCAGTTGTCCGTTGAATTCGGTCCATGCACGTCTAGTTGCACCAAGACTTGCGTCGGCTGCATACGGTCCATCGCGGACGGCGCCGGGTTCAATACGTCCCAGGTTTCTCTATTGGTCGATAATCTCATGCGGTTGAGCGGCCAGAAGACTATGAAGTCCCCCGCCATCGGTTCGGACACACGGTTGTCCTGGCCCTGCACGATACTTTCCGGCGCCAGGGGCAGCACGTCGATCAGGAAGGCGCGCAGCACCGTCAAGATGGCCGATTCGGTCAGGTCGATGGTGAGGGTCACGGGGTCACCTGCAGAGCGACCGCGACGTGACACCACCCGTCGGTATCCCACGACTCAAAGACGTGCACGACAAGCCAGGTCCGGCCGCCAAACACCAATAAGTCGCCGCCCTTGCTGGCCACCCGGTTGACGCCCTCAATGTTGCCGTTCAGCCACACGCCGCGCAGCACGCCCTGAATATTGAGCGAATCAAGGTGCTGCACCTCTTTGGCGTCTAGCGCCTGCACGTCCATCGTCACGTTGGTGAACGTCTGATAGGTCGGTGTGCGCGTGCCGTCGGCAGCGACCGTTGAGCCGGTAGATACCTTCACCGACCCGACAAAGGGCGGGTTGATGGCGCCGATAGCGCCGCGGACGATGGCGTGCAGGTTCATGCGTCCACCATGTAGTCGACGGCGCGCAGCATGCGGTTGGTGTCAACGAGCGGCTTAGTGGACGCGCCGGCATAGCTGTCGCCGGCCGCCACGCGCCGCGCCGCCTCGCCGACCGTGCGCCCCGTGACGATCAGGTCAGGGTTCTCGTGGCGCATCTGGCGCAGCATGAGCGTGATGGGGCTTAGGGCGGGCGAGTTGGTGTCGATGATGGCCTGCTGCAGCTGGCCGGCGATGCCCATGCCCATGTCGTTCATGGCCGCCGCCACGTCGTTGTCGTGGCGATCGAGGCTTTGCGCCAGGGCGGCCGGCCACTCGGGCGACTTGGCGGCCACCATGTTGGTGAAGAATGGGCGCGGCGGGATCTTGCCGTTGCCGTAATTCTGCGTCGCCGCGACCATGGCGACTGACGTGCCGTCGGGATATTTGGCGTTCTCGAGGAACCCCACTTGCACAGAGCCGCGCTTGCCGAGCTTGCGCGCCAGGTCCGCCATGGCCTTGTCGAATTTGTCGCCGCCGCTAACGGTAACCATAGGGCGGCGCTCCCCCCATGAAGCCCGGGACCGGCGCGCCGTTGTATTGCGCGGGCGGCCCAGGGACGTAGCGCATGCGGCGATAGCGGGCGGTCGCCTGCCAGAACGCGAAGCCATAGGGCGTCTGGGCCCAGAACTCGGCGCTGGCCGGCTGGTTGCCGATATCCGTCTGAACGGTCACGGTGCCTTCGGTCGCCGACGATATGCGGCCGACAAGCGGACTGGCGGCCTGGCCGTTGACCGTGGCGAACAGTTTCACCAAGTGCGCGGTGATCATGTTCAACAGCTGCAGGCGCCGCGCGGGATCCTGCACGGTGCTGCACGCGCTGTTGTTCAGGTAAAGCGACGCGTCATCGAAATATAGCTGTGCGGTGGGCCCGGAGACCGACGCGAGCTCAGGATAACGCAGGGCCCACCCGGCGTAGTCAAACTGCACAATGCCGTTGACCACCGTTACCGTCATTAGGCGGTCGCGCGCTCGAGGCCAGGCCCGGGCTTATTCGGGTCGGCCGGTTCCATGCCGGTGCGCACGTCCTTGTTGTCCTTGGCGTGGTCGACGGCCGACGCGTGGTCATCTTCGGCGAAGATAAAGCCCTTGGCGACCATATCGAGCGTCAGGTTTCCCGACACCCATTCAAGCCAAAAATCTTCAGGAATTTCGGTCAGGCCGAAGCCGCCCGACGCCAGTTCAGCGGCGAACGAATCGGGCATGATATTCAACGGCCGCGACGGGCCTTTAAGCGTGAACTCGGCCTTGACGGGGCCCGCCACCATTTCACCCCGGCCGTTATCGTGGGACGGATGGCGCAATTGCAGCTTGATGCCGTTCGGGATTTTGCACCCGACGGTCACGGTGGATTTCGACATGGGAAAAGCCTTGGTTGGTTAGAGGAAAGTCTAACCCGGGGCTTTTTAGACCCCGAGCATTTGCGCGACGGCGAAGGTTTGCCGGAAGATGGCGCCCCAAGTGCCTTGCGACTTCTTTTGCTTCCACGAGCTCAGGTCGGGAATGACCGGGTGGGCGCGCATCTTTTCAGTGTAGGCCACCATGCCGGTGCGTTGCGACTGCACCTTGTCGGCGATCAGCTGAACGAGATTGCCCGCCGCGGTGCCGTAGTTCACGGCGGTCACAACGCGCAGCTTGGGGAAGTTCTTCTTCAACAGGTCGCTGACGTTGACGTTGAAGCTGTTGGTGGCCGTCAGGCCCAGTTCTGACCCGGGGGTCATGGCCAGGGTCATCGGGTCGTTGATCTTGATCAGGCCGCCCGACTGAGCAACCAGAGCGGTGACCAGCGACTGAATGTCGGTGAAGACCTCGTTGGCGGTGGCCGTGACGACGCCGGCCGTAATCCACGGGCCATGAGCGGCGGCGCCGAACGCCTTGGGGCCGGGCAGCAGAGCGGCCGGCAGACCCGGGAAATTGAGGATGCCGTAGTTCTGCAGGCCGACAAGGCCGTTGAAATACGACGTGTTCTGGAAACGGTTCAGAGCGAACACGGCCGCCTCGTTCACCTCGTTGGCGTAGTTGATCTTGGCCAGAGCGACCAAGTCAACCTCGCGCTCACCCCACTGCGAGATCGTTTGATAGTGATACGACTCGAATTGCGGGAAGTTGGCGTTCATGCCGGCGGAACCGTTGGTGTTCCAGTCGCCGTAGGTCGACACCTCGCCCGTGCGTTCCACAATCGGGAACGTCGCGGTTAGGGTGGTCCAGTCGCCCTTTTGCACTTCGCCGCCCGATTCCGCCATGACGTTGGCGGCCTCGTTGGGCGCAAACAGCACCTCAATGGTTTCCGGGTCGATATAGTTGGTCAGGTACGACGGGATGCCGGCGTTGCTCGTGGTGATGAGGCCCTGTTGGGCGTCCATCGCGAAGCGCGCCCGAATCGGGTCGTCAATGATGTGCAGCACCGACGGGGGCAGGTGCAGGCCGCGTTCGGCGAAATACGGACGATCGAACAGCATAGGTTTGCCCCTTAACCCAGATTCGTGAACTTGAAGAGCTCGCCAGGTGCGGCGGGCGTACGAATGGTCCACTTGGTCTCAATCGCCGACGTGGCGGTGATCGTGGTGGACGCGGTGGTGCCGGTCGGCGACACGATATAGGTGCCGACGCCGCCGACCCCCGTGCCGAGCGCCGAGATATAGGTGCCGGCGGTGACGCTGGTGCCCGACAGCACATCACCGATAGCCAGAGCGCCAGAGGTAACGGCCGACACGGTGAGCGTGCCGTAGGTCTCGGCAATGGTGGTGCTGGCGACGGTTTGCGGGACGGACACGCGGTAGGTGCCGACGCCCCCGGCCGTGCCGGTCAGCTGGTCGAAAATCTGCGTGCCCGTCAGCACGTTGGTGCCCGACAGCGTGCCGCCCGGGACAAGAACGCCCGAGCCGACTGCCGTAACGGTCAGAATGTCGCCGGTGATCGAGCCCGTAACGCTGGCGGTGGACGCGGCGATAGCGCCGGTGACCACAGCGCCCGTCGGAGGCGCGCCGGCCGCGGCGCCGCTGAGCGAACCGTTGGCGTAGTTGGCGTAGACCTTCATGCCCTTGGTGACTTGGGTAAGCCCGGAATTGAGGCCCCAAAAGTCGCCGCCCGTAAAGAGCGTGACCATGATGCCGGGCGCGATGCGGTCGCTCGCCAAGCTCAGGAACCCGGTGATCTGCGCTTGCTGTTCGTTGGCCACGAAGCCGTCGGGCTGGCCGACGCCGAAGTTGCTGGCGGTAATGCCATCCACGTCGATCCAGGCGAAGCGGGCGACTTGGGTGCCCAGCACCCCGGCGACGAACGCGCCCGGGCCCGCCAGAGTGGAAGCGCGCGGGTTGGCGCTGGCGAACTGACCAGCGACGGCGGGCGCTTGGTTGTAGTTGACCTGGGCTTGATAATTCGGAGCGACCATTTTGCTGTCCCCTAGGCGCGACGGATGCGGTCAACCACCGCGAATTGCTTGGTGGTCTCGCTGCGCAGCGAGGCGTCCAGCGCGATAACCTTTGTCGCGTCGGCCGGCTTGGGCTGGGCGGCCAGAATGGCGGCGTAAGCGGACGAGTGCACCCCGGTCACGTCGACCTTGAGGCTGTCCAGGGCGAACTTGTAAACCTCGGCGGCGCTGTCCATGGCGACCACCTCGCCGACGTAGGGCGCAACGGCCTTTTCGGCCTCGCGCACGCCGTTGATGCGAGCCACCGCGTCGGTAGCGGCCTTGTCGGACGCCTTCTTAATCGCGGCGTCCATGGCGGGCTTGCTGATCATGTTGGGGCCCTCGCTGGCGCCGGTCTCAGGTTGGCCCTCAAAGGGCGGCGGTTCGTCGGCGGCGCCCGGCACGCACAGTTGCGTCAGCCCGGCCATGTCTTCGTCGGACAGCTTGCCCTGCAGGAAGGCCATGACCTTGGACATGACGTCGCCGTCGTCATCCACGGCCGGCGGGGCGTCCACCTCGGCGGGAGCGTCGGGAATCAGGTCCGGACCGTCTTCTTGGACGTCGCCCAGGGCGTCGACCAGTTCAACGATGTCGGCCATATCGGCGTCTTGCGCCAACTTGCCGTCGGTGGCCCGGGTGATCGCGGCAACCAAAGCGGGCTTGCCGGCTTTATAGTTGGCGGCGGTGATGTTCTTCACGAGCGGCAGCAGGTCGATTTTTGCGTCCTGGGCCAGCATGGGCTTAAGCGCGACTTGAAGGGCGCTCTTAACGGCGATCGCCTTGCGCGACTTAAGCAGAATTGGCATTGCGCTGTCCCCGATAACGACGTCTGGCCCCTGGCGCCCCGATTCGACAAGCGCCACGTGGTTCGCGATGATGTTGCGCATTACGCCGTCAAACGTCAAGCCCTGGTATTCCCCGGGGGTCATATCCGCTACATATCGATATGCGGGCGACAATTCGCGGACGTCTTCACTCTCGATTCCGGCCAGCGCTTCGGCAGTCCATACCGTGACGTCGTTCCAAATATAGGGCGCTTCCCACGAGGCCGCCGAGCCCAGGGCGCCCGCAACGTTGTCCTTCATAGGCTTGTCGGTGCTGACCGGGATATGCTGGTCAAGCAGCGGCACGCCGTTGAACGACGCAACGCCGGCCTCGAGCTCGGCAGGGTCACGCAGAAGGTGATAAATCTTGTCGCCGTTCAGGCCCAATTTCTCAAAATCGGGGATCTCTGCGCCGCGGTACGGGCTCACCATCGCCTTGGCGACACGGCAACGCACATGCAGCCGTCCGTCGGCGTCATAGGTGCGGGCTGATTTATCGAACGCCAGGCCAAGCATGGGCCCAGAGTTGCCACGCTTCGCGCCTGCTAAGCAAGAGGGTCGGATATATTGCGGCCAAGCACCGGAGGGAGTCGAACCCTTCGGTTTGGGGCATCGAACCCCGCTTCACTCCGACGCGAGCCCGGCCCGCACCTTTCGGCCCTCAAGCCTGAACGCACCATAGCACGCGTAACGCTTTCGTCAACGGCGCAAAAATAATGCTTGACGGTTTCGTTAAGATGGGCGATAACAGGGGCATAGGAGACGACACCATGACCTTGGACCAGCAAAAAGCCATTTGGGCCGCCGAAGACGCCGCCGCCCTGGCGCTCGGCAAAGCGCAGGACGAATATTACGCTTTCATCACCAAGGTGGCCGCCATGGAAGTCCGGGACGGCCAGGACCGCGCCTATCTGACAGATGAGGGTGTCGACAACGAAAACAGCATCCATCACGGGTATGGAACCTTGGCCTATTGGAAAACCATGTTGGCCTCGGCTGAAGACGCTCTTCAGTCCCGCGCAGACGAGCAAGGAATCAATCTTTAATGACCTTCCAACTCGATACGTCAGGCATTGTGTACGGTCACGGTGAGACAGACGCGCGCGCGTCTGGGTATAAGACTTGGGCGAACCTGGGCCCCTTCACGCAAGGCTATATCGAGGCGCTGATGGTCGAGGCGTCTCGGTTGGCCGCGATTGCTCTAGACGATGACAGCCCGTCGCCCGGCTTCTCCGACCTTGCCCCCGAAACCCTGGCGCGGATCATTGAGGACTGCGCGGCGATCCAGTCAACATTCCCTGTAAGTCCGAATTATCCAGGCGGCTGGCAGGCTTGGTGCGTCCGTCAGGGCGGTGGCTTCGACATGGCAGGGAAATGGCCCGGCCTCCCGCCCCTCACCGTCACCCTGGGCGACGACGGGAAGGTGAGGTTCCAATGACCGTTAAAGAATTGACCGGGCACCTACTCGGCGCGCATGTGGCGCAACCCCTTATCGTGCTGTTTGGGATTGGCCTGATCCTTTGGGGCGAACGTCGCCGCAATCGCCTATATGTTGCCGACCTCGTTGACCAGAAATTCAGAAATTTACATCAACCCCCGCCGACTCTGCGAAAGCCTGACCAAGGAAAACGCCCAATGACCGTTAAAGAATTGCGCGACGCCCTGGGCGAGCTCGTTGTTGCCGGGCACGGTGAATTGCGGGTCATTTGTTGGCCCACCAACGCCGAGACGGGCGAAACGTGGGAACCTACGCCGCCCGTCGTAGCCGACGCCAGCCCGATGGTGCAGCACCGCTTTGTGTTGCTAGACGACGTGTAGCACCGACTTGACGGGTTACAGGGTCCAACGTCTTGGGGGCCCGGCCGCTTTCGCATACCTCGTCCGTTATCTTAACGCACCTGTCGGCCTGGGCCTGCGCATGACTGTCCCCCGGATTCTAATCGTGAAGTCGAGCACCGCCGCCTAGGGGGTGTTTTTGCCGCACAGCGCCGCTAACACGTGATTGTTGGCCTGCACCTGTTCTTTCGTGCCGTCCGTATCGTTGCGCGACAGCTGGACCACCTGCATTTGCGAGCACACAAGATCCGCGCTAGTCGCGGAAGTGGTTGTCGGGATTGCGGTTGATGGCGGCGTTAGGGTCGGTGGTGACGTCCCCGGCGTGGGGACCATCGCGCACGCGTTGAGCGTCAGCAGCAGCGCGAGCCCGAGCGGCAACCTGTAACTGGTCATTAGCTTGCGCCTCCTGCGCCACCTGGCTCTTGGCCTGGCCTAGCTGTTGTTCCGCCGAGACGGGCGGCACGCCGCAAAGCTTACCGAACAGCCAGCCGATAAGCTTTGCGAGCCCGCCCCACACTAGAGGGCGCCCGCCGTGTTAACCAAGACGGGAAGAGCGACCGGCGCCACCCCCGGTTGGGAAAGAACAGCCGGCTTTTCGGCGACGGTCACGGTGCCGTTGGTGGCGATCTGGATTCCGACGCGATCGAGGCCCGCCTTCAGCCCCGTAATTACCGCCTGCAGCGCCGCGCGCTCGGCGGGTTGCAGCAGCGCGCCGCCCGTGGGCACGCCGAGCTTGGCCAGCAGGTTGAGCACGTCGGTGGCCTGGGCGTCGACGGATTCCGCCAGGAACGGGCCGATTGCCGATTGCCCTGCGCCGACGAGGGCCGACAGGCCGACCTGCAGGCTATCAATCGAGGCGTTGACGAAAGCCTGCGCCGTGGCCGGCAGCTTGCCGACGTCCTTTTTAAACAAGGCAATCTCGCTGTCGCGAACTTGCGCAAAGGTCGACGTGCCGGCCAGTAAGCTCAGCGCGTTGTGAAATGTAACGGATACGTCGGACATAAGGGCAGTCTCCAAAGTAGGGGTTAGGGTAGGTCGTTGGTTAAGCCAGGCGTGTAGCCGGCGCCAGATTTGGTAAGCACCTGCTGCCGCATCTTTGGCGCGAAAGAGATATGAACCCATGTTCCTTCTTCGATCACCTGATCAAACTTAAGGTCACCTTGCGTCATGCGGTGACAGATGGCCAGCGGGTCACCGAATTGCGGGCACACAAAGTCGGCAGCGAAACCCTGCATGTGGGCGCTGTCCCAGGCCCCGCCGACTGCGGCGTTTACCTCGGGCGAGCGGTAGCCGCTATTAATGCGCACGGGTAGGTCCCCCAGGACGTGGCGCACCGCCTCGAGCCCCTGGGCCAGCACCGACAAGTGCGGCACGATGGCCGGCGGCGGGGTGTTGTCGAGCGTGTGGTGCTGCGTAAAGGTGAGCTCGTCAAAGCTGAAGTGCGGCGACAACAGGGTCATTTGATCGTCGCCACCGCGTCGGGCACGCGGGGGTCCGCGGCGATCGAGGCGAGCTTACGATGGGTCGTCCAGCCTTTGACCTGGCCCCACGCCCAGGGCACCGCGATCAGAGCGATAGGCACCACCATGTCGATGGTGTCTTGTTTGAACCACCCCCGGCCGACGGCCCAGGCCCCGAACAGCATCAGGGCGACGCGCAGGTTTGACCCCGCCGCCTGCGGAACGCCGCTTGCGCCAACCGTGATCTGCGACGGAATCATTTCGGGCTTCCCCCCATGGCGCGCGTTATCCAGGCGATGTTGGCCGCCATCGTGATAATCTGGTCATGGTCGGTGCCGTACTCGGCGACCTTCTTTTCCACGGCGTCTAGGCGTTGGTTATTGACCCCCACCGTGACCGCCGCGCCCGCGCCGGATCCAAATAAGGCGATGCACGCCATACCGATACCAACGAGTTTTCCCGCCCGATCTAACGTCATGCGTACCCCCTCCCGCCGTTCCCCGCTTACTGATCGATTCGGGCCTGCGTCTGTCATCTAGTCGACCTACTGCGCCATCGTGTAGCAGAGCCCGGGCGCGCCCTTAGGGCCGGCGCACGGCACGGGCGGCGTGTTGACGGTCACGGGGCCGCGAGCGCCAAGGGCGTGCCAATTGGCGGTGGTGGAAATGGTCAGCTTGCCGTCACCGGGCGTCTTATCGACCAAGGCGACCGTGCTGGGCCAGAAGAGCGGAATGGGCGCGGCCACGACGGGCGGCGGGTCGATCGCTGGCGGCGCGGTCGCCGCGGCGGGGTCGGGGTAGTTGTCGCCGAGCCTGCAGCCCGGGCCCAGCTGCAACGTCGTGTTGGCGGGCGTCGCGCCGTCTTCATAGGTCACCAGCTTGTTCTTGCCGTCGTTCGCGGGCATCGGACCCCAGCACTTGCCGATAATCAAGGTCGCGCCGGTATAGTGCAGGTTGGCAAATTTCTGTATCGTGCCTGGCGTAGCCTCAACGTGGGCGACAGAAAGATTCAGGTATCCCTTTGTGCCGTTCGACCCCGGCAACTTGATGACCTGGAAGGCCGACCCGCGCGAGCTTGGCCCCCAACGCTGACACCAAAAGGTGCTGATGCCGCTCCCGTGGCCCCAGGCGCGAATACAAATATCGCCATCGTTCCCCCGGGCGTTATCGAACACCACCGCGTCACCTTTGAAGTCGTAATTTCCATCAGTCGCGCCATCCGCCCAGGTGTTGCGGTAGGTGATATTATATGCGCCCGTGCCTAGAGCCGCGTTCCCGCGCTCCGTTGAGAAATTGTCGCCGTTGCCGTAGCCGGAACTGGGCGCCATAAAAAAATGATGCGACGACACGCCGTCCAAGACGATGTTGTGGCCGTTGATGATCGACACCGCGACGGGCAGGTTTGACCCCGTGGCGGGGGCGTTCAGGGTAAAACTCGTGTTCTTGATCGAGCCATTTGCCGGAATTTCGCCCGTGCACCCGTTGGCGACCACCGTGCACTTATCGATCAGGACACCAATTCGATTTGTGTAAACCGTCGCATCGTGAACGTTGAGGCCGCTAATCGGCCCCGTCTGGCCGTTCAGCCATTTGAACATGCCGTTGGTCGGAGACCCCACCACCGCACTTGTGGCCGGCGGCTTAGGAAATTCCAGATTGTCGTGCGGCCGACTGTCGGCATACGACGCGCCGGGCGCCGCGCAGAACAGAAGTATCAGCAAAAAAGCATAAAGACGGCCCATCGAATCACCCACGGTAAAGGTCACGGTGTTGACGGGGACGTTATGGGTGTTGCTGGAATCTGTCTAGCTCAGCACGCGGCGGCAATTTGCAGCAGCAACGTGCCGGGCTGGATCTCCCCGGTGCTCGTCGTAATGACGTGCTCGATTTTGGCCGTAGCGCCGATAATGCCGCCGGACACCAAGCAAAACGACTCGGTGGCGTTGAAGGCCGCAGCGCCCAGCGTGACGCCCGATGTGTCATCTGCACATAGCGTAATCGTGGCGCCGGTGATCGTCTCGGTGACAAGAAAATCCGCCCAGTCGATGCCTAGGTTCAGCACCGCTATGTCGGCTTTAGCCTCATCAATTGGGTAAAACGGCATCTGTCAGCGCCCCCTGGCCACAACGCGTCGCGGGAAAGCGCGAGCATACGCGAAACGCGGGGAGGCGGAAGCCCGCGCGAATCGGGGGAAGGCGGCGGCCTTAACCAAGCGCGGTGGCTGGGGCGGGGGCACGGGGCCGGTGGTGGCACTCAGGGTGTCCTGGGCGTGCGCCGCTTCCGCCAGGCTCACCGCATAGACCGTCCCGCCGGTCGTAGCGACTATATCGACCGCCGCGCTCGCCTCAACGACGGCTGACGGGTAGGTGGCGCGTGCACTGGCGGTGTCGACCGCGGCCAGGGTATCACTGAGGCCGGCGGGGTGGATGGCGCTCGAGCCCACGGTGTCGAGCGCTGCGGCCGCCTCAACCACCGACACCGCATAGACCGTCCCGCCGCCCGTCGACACTGTATCGACCGCCGCGCCCACCTCATTGACTGCGCCGCCCAGCGATGCGGTGGTGGCGAGCGTATCGGTGGCGTTCGCGGCCTCCGTGACGGTCACGGGGTGGATGGCGCTCGAGCCCACGGTGTCGACCGCGGCCAGGGCGTCGCTGACGCTGGCGGGGTGCACCGCGACGGAATTGGTGGTGTCAACCGCCGCGCCCGTCTCGCTAAGGGCGCTGCCCAGTGTGGCGGTGGTGGTGAGCGTATCGACCGCCGCACCCGTCTCGGCGACGGTGACGTTGTAGCTCGTGCCGCCGGTCGAATAGACCGCGACGATGTAGGCGAAGCCGCCGATGGCCCCGCCTGTGCCCTGGCCGCCACCGCCGCCGCCGCCTGGACCACCAAGCCCACCTTGCCCCGCCTTGGCCCCGCCGCCGCCGCCGCCCGGGCCAACGGTTAGACCTGCGTTTGTCCCGTGCGTTGCGGTGAACAGTTGGTAGGTGCCGCCGTTGCCACCTTTGTTGGCGCCGCCTGACGTGCCGCCGCCGCCCGCGCCGTCGACACCATCTGAACCGTCGACGCCCGCGCCAGGCGCGCCCGCGCCGGTGCCTAGCGGGCCTTGGCCACCCGCCGTGGGTCCGGTGCTGCCCGCCGCCGCCGTACTCAGCAGGCCGTCGGACCCACCGCCGCCGTTACCGTTGCTGACAACCGACCCTGCGTTTCTGCCCGCACCGTCTGGGCCGGCCGACCCGCCGCCGCCGCCGCCGCCCGTCCCGCTGGCGTTGCTGCTGCCCGCGCCGCCCGCGTAAGCATAGACGTTGCCGACGCCCGCTGCGCCGCCGAGCACCTGCGTCGATCCGTTGGCGGTTAGGCCCGAGTTGGTCAGTAGGATGGAAGTTGAGCCGACCCAGCTTTGGCCAGGTCCCGCACTCTGGGCGAGCAAATTGTAAGGGATCGCCGACCCGGTATAGGTGATATCGCTGCCGGATGCGCTGGCCCCGCTGCCCCCGTTACGGCGCGAGCCCGCCGCACCTGAGCCTTTGTTCCCGTCGCCGCCGATATCAAGCAGGTGGAACCGAATAACCGTGCCGTTGGGGATCGCTACGGCAGGCGTGAAGAGACCGCCCGACGCTACAAAGTCGGCGTAAAGTATAATCTCAGTGATAGTCGCCATGGCCTAGGGCCCCTTTGGCGGTTAGAGCGCCAAGCTATAGCTGACGTTCACGGTGTCGCCGCTCAGCACCGCCCGGTCGCCGCCGGCGAACAGCCCCGCCGAGAATAGAACCCCTGCGGTGTTGTCGATGGTCGCTACGGCGCCGGTCGATAGCGTGATAAACGCGCCTTTAATCGTGCCGCTGCCGGTGATGGCGTAGGCCAGGGCGGCGGTGAGCGCTACAGCGCCGGCTGACGGCGCCGCGAACACGCAGGTTTTGCGGGGCGCGGTATAGGTCGGCGCGTTGGTGGCGCCCGCCTCGAGCCACCCGGCATGGCTGGTCATGGTGTCGGTCGCACTGATGGCGGTGAAGCTGACGGAGCTAATCAGCCCCATGAACGGCCCAACCTGGGTGAACGCCGAAGCGGACAGCCAACCCAACATGGCGTTCTTGCCGACGGTCACAACGGTGTTGTCAAACCAGTCGGACCATTTCAGCTTGCCGTCGGCATCGAAGCAATCAACGAAATAGCGGCCCTCTGCGGCGCACCGCTCGTCTAGGCCACCCACGCGGGCAAGCGCGGCGCTGGTAGCAGTGTGGGGGTTCAGACGGTCATCCATTAGCTAAATCCCGGTATGCAAGGGCGCGATACGCACCGACAGTTTGGGAGCTCGCCCGGCCAGATACGCGCGCCGTCAATCAGCGCCCCCCGCCTTATGTCGTACCGTTCGCCGCTAAAGGCAACATGGCTTGGCCGCGGCACCCGTCCGCCGGCCGAATGCACCCATATCGCGTGGGTTACGCCAGCCTCGATCTGCCGCACCCGCGTGAACGTCGCCGTGGCCTTGTCGTTCTGATCGCGCGCTATGAACGCCGCGCGGCGCCGCGTTATGCCGTAGCGCTTTTCGAGCTCGTCGGTGAGGTGCGACAAGTCCTGGCCCTGCTGAACGCTGCGCATCACCAAGCCTTCAACCTGGGTGAAATACTCGCTGGGGATCGACTTAATGAGCCCCACATTCTCGGCGATTGTCGCCTGATAGGCGTCGTTCATCGCCCGTGTTGGCTTGAACGGCACGGTCCAGCCCGCCTTACGCATCGTCGCCCGCATGCTGTGGGCGCTGCGATTCGACACGGCCGTGGCGAAATAGGCGGCCATCTTGGGGGCGAGGGCGTCGAAATTACGTTGCCAGCGGCGCGCCAGGCGGCGCACGGCGTTACGCAGTTCAATGGCGGGCGAGGCGTCGTGCGCGAGCTCGGGCGGATTGGCGCGATACGAGGCGCGCAGCCAGTATTCGACGCTCGCCTGCATGTCGCGCACCTGGCGATCGATCGCCTTGCGATAGGCCGCCTCGGTGCCGGCGTTGGGGCGTACAGGCGTAAGCGTTTTAGGCGTCTGCGCCACCCGGCGGCCCCTCGTCATCCCCTGGCGTATCGCCAGAGCCACCGCCAAATTCGTCGGGGAGCTCCGTCACGGGTGGCTCAGGTGGCGGCCCGGACAGGTCGATATCGCCGTAACCCATGTCCTCGTCATTGGCGACTTTTTGGCGCACTTCTTCCGGCGACACTGCGCCCGCGTCGATTAGGGCCGTGTCGCCTTCGATAACCAGCTTGCGGATCTCGGCGGCCTCTTTCTCGCTCACCTGCCACAACGGCACCCACTCGAACGTTATATTCGGGTCGATCTCCCCAAACTCGCTCAACTGAATGATATCGAGCGCCGTGCGTAGCAGTCCCGACAGGTGGGCCTCTTGCTGCGCCTTAATCCAGGCGTAGAAGGTGCGCACCTCGCCGTCCGACGAGGCGTTGAGGCCCGACGGCGTGACGCCCAGCAGGATCACGAGGGGGATGCCGACGACGCTGGCCATATGCTCTTGGCTCTGCGCCTGCAACTCGTCCAGGCTCCCCAACGGCACCGCTACGTTGGTCAGGGTCTCGTTGGTCTTATCAACGATCATCAACCCCTTATTGTCGCGGAAGAGGTTGAACAGCGCTGCGCGGTTTTGCAGGCTAGACGAGTCGCAGCCTTCCTCGATCTCGGCGGACATGTCGGTGCTCAACACCATGGTTGAGAACGCGTGCACCAAGTCGCTGACCGACTGCCGGGTGCGCAACCAGTTGTCGACGTATGGCTTGGCCATCTGCGACAACGACAGGCCGCCGAAGCTATACGCCGCTTTAAGGATATCGGGCACCGGGCGCGCAACGAGCGTCAGCATGCGGGAGCGGTGCACCGTGTCGCCCATGACAAACCACGCTTGCGGCTGGTAGAAGTCGGGCCGTAGCGGTTTGTCGGAATTGTAGTTGGCCGGATAGGTCCAGAACGGTTCTACCAGCGTAAAGCCGCGCAACGAGCCGGCCTTGATTTTGCGGGGGTCGACAATCAGCGGCGTGTTGAGCTCGCCCGGTTTCTCTTGCGCACCAGCTATGTCGATATACAACTGCGCCCGGCCGAAATAGCCTTCGGTTTCAACCATCTGCTGAAAGAGCTTCTGAACGCTGAATTTCTCCATGGCGTCGCGCAGCTTGGCCAATTTGTCGTCACGCTGTAGGGCAGGCGCAACGGCGTTCAACAGCGCGCCGGGGTCGGCCGGCTCCCCGGGCTTAGGTGGTTGCTGCGCGCCAAGCGGCGGTGTCTTTTCGTTGTTGCGATATTTGAGCTTAACCCACTCGCGCGTCATTTCCTTGGCCAGGATCTCGGCGGGGCGGCGATACTCGGCGCGCTGCGTCAGCTGGGCGAGGTAGGGATAGCCCAACCATCCGTCGTTGCCGCCGTAAATGCTGTACCCGTAAGGCGCTACGCCATTTAGCCCACCGACCTGGCCGCCGGCCCAGTCCATGGCGATTTGTACGCGTTCGGGCAGTTGGTGGCTGGGCGCTACGCCGGGCGGCGGGGCGGCCGCGGCGAACACATCGGGGCGCACCTGCACCGTGACCATGGGCGCCTTAACGTTTAGCTTAAACCGCTTTTCGGCGTTATCGATCGCGTCAATGGTCATGCGGCGGCCCCCTGCACTGCTGCGCTGCTGACGTTGAGGCGACGCCGCGCCGGCTTGCTGAACCGCATCATAACGGCGTCCGCCAGGTTTGGCGAGCGGGTGCCGTCGGGCTGCTTGTCCACCACGATTTTGCCGGTCAGGCTTTTCTGATAGGTCGGCTGCGACAGCTCGGGCAGCAGCTTGGACAACAACGGCATTTGCGAGCTGATCGATATGCACGCGTCGTCCGGTATGTCCGGCATGCCCTCAACGACACGGCGATAGGTGTTGCGGAAGCGCACCCGCAATTCCCACCACGCTTGGGCTTTGCGGTTCTGGAAATAGTCGTTGTTGAGGCGCCCCTTAACGTCTTCCTTCTCGGGGTTGATGACCTCGCCCGAGCCCCGGAACGGATTCACCATCAGCTTGTGCTGGCGCAGGTCGTTGAGCACGCGGCTATCGCCCCGCACGAAGGCGCCCAGGCCGTCGGCGTCATACAGCAGCTCGGTGTATCCGTGATCCTGGCAAAGATCGAACGCCCGTTGCGTCGTGTAAAACGTGTCGGACCCCTTGCCGCTCCATTCCTCGATCGTCTCCAACAGGATGCCGTGCGCGCCGGCCAGGGCGTTCAGGTCGCGCCCCTCGTCCGCCACGTCCAGGGCGGCATAGCGCGCCCCGCTGGGGGTGTGACCGAACTTGATATGCGCATCGACCGCCGACTGCACCCAGGCCGACGGGATCAAGACGCCCTCAACCGACGCGGCGAAGTTGATATCGATCTCTTGCGCGACGGTCACGGGGTCAAGCTTGTTGACCTGATCGATATACCACGCCTCGTCTTTGCGGGGGTCGTCGCGCCAGTGGAACGTAAAGACCTTGGTGCGGCCGGCGGCGATGTTCTGATAGAAGCTGTTGGCCATGCCGTTGGCGCTGCTGATATCCTGGCGGCAATTGGTGGTGGCGCTCAACGAGGCGTCGACCAACGCGGGGCGCTCCAAAAAAGCCGACTCATCCACGAAATATATAGCGGCCCGGTCGCCCCGCCCGATACCGTCGCCCGCCTCGCCCGTCATCACGCTTTGCGTGGCGGGGAAGCTGATGCGCATGTGCGGGGCGTCGCGCTTGACGTCCCACCCCTGCTTGAACTCGGGCGGCAGGTATTCCATGAACTTGCGCGCCTTGTAGAACAGGCTTTTGGGGAAGCCCAGGCGGTCCACGTACTCCTCTTTGCGCGAGCCGTAGCCCAGCGCCAGGTCGTCATGGTGCAGGCACAGCGTGCAGCCCAGCGACACCGACAGCCACGACAGGCCACCGTCCCGCGACTTCTTGGTTGAGCCGTTCTTACGGTTGCGCCAGTTGTCGACTGTCCAGTCGATCCACTCGCGTTGCTTGTTGAAGAGGAGAAACGGCACCGCGGCGGGCAACCCGATATCGAGGTTGCGCGGGTCGAACGTCATACCCCAGTCGTTAATGAAGTCGGCGGGGTTGTCGCGGTAAAAAAGGCGCAGGGCGACCAGGATATCGGGCCGCACCTCAACGTCTAGATCGGGGCCGCCGTTGTCTGTGCCGGCTTGGCGCCGCGCCTCGCGCTTGCGTTTCGCCTCGATCTCTTCGTTGCGGGCGGCCACCTCGCGCCGGATCCAGGCCAGGCGCTCCATACGCTCCTGAAATATCGGAATGTAGTCGGGGTTCCGCCAATCGAAGGTCATCTATAAAAAGGGCGCGCCCCCTATACGGTGAGCGCGCCCTTTTTATAGCGTTCCCTGGGAGGGGAAGGGTTACCCGTCGCCGCGTGGCGGGGTGTAGACGTAGGGCTCAGCGTCGGGGCCGGTGGCGGCCAGCTGGGCGTTCAGGTGGTCGATGTAGGCTTGCAAGCCCGCGGCGGCCGCAACGAATTGTTGGCCCCCTTCGATAAAGATCGCGATGGCGGTGCGCAGGTCCGGGGCGTCCGTCTCGTCCGTCTCGTCTGGCACGATCTCCTCGGCGGCCGGCGGCGCTTCGGCCTCGGGTGCAGGAGCGGTTTCGACTTCCGGTGCGGGCGGGGCTTCTTCAGCAGCCGGCGGCGCTTCGGCCTCGGGTGCAGGAGCGGTTTCGACTTCCGGTGCGGGCGGGGCGGTCTCTTCGGCCGCGGCGTCGGGCGGCGTGTCTTCGGTCTTCGGCATGATGCGTTCCTGACAGAGCGTGAACCCTACGCATCGCCTAGCTTGACGAGTCTGTCAACGCCTGGGGTGCGTCCAGGCGCGGCGATACGCCTCAACCGTCGCGATGCCCTCAAGGTCGCCCGTCATCGCGGCGTACTGGTATTTTGGTTCGAGCCAATCGACACGGTGTGCGCCAAGCTGCCGCGCCAGCAAACCCTGGTCTTCCGTGACCATGATGCGCGGGAAACCATCGTCCACCCACGTCGCCAGGTCCGCGCCGACCATATCGGCCACCATGCGCCCCTCAGCGGCCGTGTCGCCCCATAGGACGCACTGGCGCGCGCTAGCGTCTGTTACGAACGTCGTCATTGAGGTGCCGGGGGTCGCAGGCGTCCCACACAAGCCAGCAGATGCCGCCGACCGCGCCCAGCACCGCCGTGGCGGCCACGATCAGCAGCACCAAACCGGCGCTCACAACACGACCCAGGCGTAATAGGCCATGACGAGGCCGAAGCCCAACGCCACGCCGTTCAACATGTATGATGCGAGTTTCATAGTAGAACCCCTTGAGTTGTTGGCGGCTCGGGCGTGGTGTTCACCCGCATAACCGCGATACGATTAGAACGCAAAAGCACTAACAACCCATGAATGACCTGAGGTCTCTTCTCGCCTAACCAGTCCTGCAGGTTGTCCAGCGTCATGGGGCCTTTCATCAGGTCGTTGAATATCTCGTCAGCGATCGGCGTTGCGGTTTCTGGCCCCTGCTTGCGCATCAGCGTGCCGAGCTTGTCGAGCTGGTAATACACCCGGGTGCGACTCGTCTTCGCCGCCAAGGCTATGTCTGGCACCTTCTCGCCGCGCAAATAGCGGGCCTGCATATCTTCGGGGCTCATAACGTCACCGGGCCACGAAACACGCGCCCATCGCCGCGCACGGCGGCTACGGTGCCATCCGCCAGGACGTGGACGTTGAACGACTGCAGGGGCATCGTGCTGATTTGCTTGCCGGGCACGGGAGGCGCCGGCCGCTTGTCCACCCCGCCCCACCTGCGTCGCTTGCCCACGAATCACCCCATCAAAAGTTAGGATTCGTGTCTATTCTCCGCCTAACGGTTTCGTCAAGCAATCATTTTGGGGCGATGCCGCGGACCATGGCCATATAGAGCTTCGCCGCCTCTTTGGGGTCGGTGATTCGCTCCAAATCCGCCGACTCAGCAATGAGGCGCAGCGTGGTGTCTTGCTTCACGTTCTCGATAAAGCCGCCCATCATTTTGGTGACGTTTTCGAGCGCGCGCATCTTGTCGGCAATGATGATCTCGGGCCCGTGGCGCCCCTTCTTGACACCGCAGAACAGCAGCCGGCCGCCAGGCGACAGCTTGGTGGTGTCGCGCGGCACGTAGCGTTCCAGGCCTTCACCGTGGCACTCGGGACACTCAGGGACGGGTGGCAGCGTGGCGTTGAACCCGAACCCGCCGCCTGGATCCGGCAGCGGCTCGGCGGCCTTGGGGTTTAAGCGGTTGTGGCGCTCAACCTGTTGCAGTTGCTCCATATATTCCCGTTCGCGCCACTGGTAACCGAAGTCATGGCCACGGCAATGCCGGCAGCAGCCGACGCGTGTTGATGCGAGCTCGTTGGGGTCCGCTGTTGCAATATCAAGCCACACCCGTTGCACATCGGTCACGTCGTATTGCATCGCTATGTCGCGTTGCGCGTCTAGCTCGGCTATCCTTTTAGCTATGTCAACGTGGCTTAGAACGGTCGCCGCGGCGCTTTGCACGACCGCTTGATGGGTCGTTGTCGCTACGTCGTACGAATGGCGATAGGCGGCCGCCGGGTTGCGATACGCCGCGTAGTGCGTCGCAAAATTCTCTTGTTTCGCCGTAAGCGCCATAACCGAACCGTTACGCCCCGCACGATGAACACGCAAGGGCCTAGAAGCCCTCTTGATACCGGGGCCCTACCGGGGCCACACTGGGGCCATAGAACTGGGGTTTATATTAGGGGGCCTTATATGCTTGTTTTTATTATATATTTATACCTAATTACAAAAAACACCCCAGAACAATCGCCCCATATTAACCCTTGACCCGGAAACAGGTCAGTGCATGTATATGCATGCATACATACAACACACTGAATCTGACGCGTTTTTTTACGGTGGTCGGTCAAAACAGCGGTCGCTGCGGGGGTATTTAGAGAATATGCAAGAACATCAATCGATTATCGCCCTCGAATATCTGCCTACCGGCATGACGAGGGTCGGCGAAGAGCCTCAACTATACCGCGCTATAGGTCAACGCTTCGACTATTTTAGCCCGCTACGCCGTACTAACGCCAGGGCGTGGAAAATGTATCGCTACCCGGACTATTGCGACCATCACGGGTTGACCCATTTCCGCACCAAAACCGGCCACTGTATGGCCTGCAACACTAAGCCGCCGTCGCTTAGAGCTCTGGCCCGGGCGCGTAGCGAAAAGACATATTCGCTCAAGTGCACGACGCACGGGATGACCCAGGCGTACACGGGCAACGGCAAATGCATTAACTGTTTCGCCTCTAACGGTCTTCAACGCCTGGGGCGCACGCCGAACCGGGCCAGGATCGCCGCCCGAGCCGCCGGCCAGAGCACCTACATGCTAGGCTGCGCGCTTCACGGTGACACGCCTCACAACGTGGTGACGGGCAAGTGTCTGATATGTTTTACGGTGTCGGGAACTGTGCGAAAAGTGCTCAACATCAAGTGTTGACCGTTTCGTCAAAAGAGGCAATGTGAGCACCATGACCGACCTGCGCATCACCTCTTTTCGAGCCAATCGCGCCTATGTGCTCGATAAGATGCGGGGCGGCGCGCTGACGGTGCAGTTGCCCGACGGCGACCGGCACACCTATCAGCTGTTCGTCACCAAGCCCACCTGGCGCGTCTATTCCAAGGGCCTGTTGGTTGAGGAAGGGTCGCTTCCGCTATGAGCCGGTGGGCCATCGAGTATCGCCTAGACGAGACACGCGAATGGCGACGGCCCGACCGTGTGGACGGCGAGATAGTCAGTCGGCGCGAAGCGGGTAATGTCGCCGGCGGGTTCCTGGCCCAAGCGGCCAAGGAAAACCTGTTCCCACAAGTCCGCCTCGTAAAGCTCGCCTGATGGCCACCATCAGCTATCAAGACACGAAGCTGAACGAGACGTATTGCAATGGCGATACCTATACGGTTTCGACGCGCGGCACGACTTACACGGTCACGGTGGCGGCCCGGGCCACGCCGCCCTTCGTGCAACGCTACAAGCGCCCCGAGCACGTGCCGGGCGGCTATCGCCGGCTCGCCTAGCCCGCCACCTTGAACACTGTATCCGGCGACGCCCCGCGCGCTTCCTGAGCCCGGGTATAGGCGCGCTGCACCTCGGCGCCGCTCGTCTGGTTGAGCGACAGGTGACCGTGGCGCACGAAGAGTTTGGGCTTGCGGTTGTCGGGCATGATCACGTCGTTGACGCGGCCATCCTTCAACGCCGGGTGCCAGTCGTAGCCAAGATCCTGCATCAGGGCGCGGCGCTTGGAGCGCGGCACAGCGACGCGCAGCCGTTCGATCATTTCGTCCATGAAGAAGCTGGACACCCACCCGCCGGCAAAGCCCGGCCGGCCCTCCTCGATAGCGTCGCGT